CAAGGTGCTGTGGGTCCAACTGGACCACAAGGCGCCCAAGGAGGACAAGGCGCACAAGGTGCCCAAGGTGCCCAAGGTGCTGTGGGTCCAACTGGACCACAAGGCGCCCAAGGAGGACAAGGCGCACAAGGTGCCCAAGGTGCCCAAGGTGCTGTGGGTCCAACTGGACCACAAGGCGCCCAAGGAGGACAAGGCGCACAAGGTGCCCAAGGAGGACAAGGCGCTCAAGGTGCTGTGGGTCCAACTGGACCACAAGGCGCCCAAGGAGGACAAGGTGCCCAAGGAGGACAAGGCGCTCAAGGTGCTGTTGGTCCACAAGGTGCTCAAGGAGCCCAAGGAGGACAAGGCGCACAAGGAGCCCAAGGAGGACAAGGTGCCCAAGGAGCAACAGGCCCACAAGGAGCCCAAGGTGCTTCAGGACCAATAACTAATAATGTCAATGACTATGTTTTAACAGCCACAGGTGGATCATCAATTAATGGTGAATCTGGTTTGACATGGGATGGATCTATATTTACAGTTAATATTGGTAACTCTGGATATTTCAGAATCCCATCAGGATCTGGACAACGACCAGGTTTTATTGTATGTGCTTATTCTAACTTTATATTCTCTAGTAACGTTTATTATAACGGTAGTAACTGGTATTATGATAGTACAGGATTTGGAGCCCAAGTACAATGTGAAACAAACAGCGCAGGAGATATATCTCTTAACACAGACGTATATAGAGGAGGTGGTAGCACAGCCTCTTGGAACACACGTATACAAGTAAAAAATCCAGGACAAGTTGGTATTGGTACTACCTCACCATCTTACAGAATGGATATATATGAGGATCTTTATATTGATAGTGGAGCCTTAGGTGTTAACGTAGCACCAAATGCCACCAATGGTAGAATTGATGCCTCAAATGACATTGTTGCCTTCTCATCAGATAGAAGATTAAAAACTAATATTGAGCCAATAGTAGATGCTTTAGAAAAAGTTAAAAAATTACACACATTTATTTATACATGGAATGAATTAGCTAATAAAGTAGCTGGATTTGATACTGATCAAAAATATGTAGGTGTGTATGCCCAAGAAATACAAGATGTATTACCAGAAGCAGTTAAATTAGCTCCATTTGATAATGATGGAAATAATAACTCAATAAGTGGTGAAAATTACTTAACAGTTCAATATGAAAAAATAGTTCCATTATTAATTGAGGCTATAAAAGAACAACAAAAACAAATTGAAGAACTTAAAAATAAATAAAAATGGCTTTACCATCTAGTGGTCAATTATCTTTTAGTGCTATACGTACTGAATTTACTAATGGTGGATGTCTTGAAGTAGGATCAGACTACTCTTTATCTGCTTTTGCTGCGGCAATCGGGTATGTAAACCCATCTATTGCTACAAGTGCATTTTATGGTGGGGAATGTCCACCATCCCTCATTTGTTATTGTTATAATCTTGTATTAGAAGCTTTAGCAACAGATTATGAGTATACAGATTGTTGTGGATCAAGAGTCACTGGAAACACTTCGCAAGGTATAACTAGATGTTGTGATTCAAGTGAGCCACCATTCGCAAGTTCTGGCACTTGGACTCAATTAGGTCCCTGTGAATGTGGGGATGAATGTAGAAAATGATAATATCAATTTTTTAATATTTATATAAAATAAAAAAACAATGGCAATAGAATATAATTGGTCATTTGGTCCATTAGAGTGTTACCCAACATCTTCAGAACATACTGATGTAGTGTTTTTAGTACATTATCAAATGGTAGCTATTACTGGTTCTGATGAAATGGGGTATTATCAAGCTAGAGTTATTAATCAAATTCCTCTTACAGTGACTACAAGTTCTGTTTTTATTCCTTACAAAGATTTAACATATAATGTTGTTAAAGGATGGGTTGAAGCAGCTATGGGACCTGAACAAGTAGCAGCTTTATATGAAGGTGTTACATCAGACTTAGAAAATCAAATTAACCCACGTTCTGTACCTTTACCACCCCCTTGGGAGTCTTAATTTAGATTTGTTTTTCCAATAAACTTTATTTATATTTATAATAAACAAATAAAGTTATGGCGCATGAATCCTCACATAATGATGTTCTTTGGCATATTGATTCAATACAGCCAATTAGATCTTCTTATAAAATAGCAGGATGGATCTCTCATAAAACTTCAGATATTACTAGATTATTATTGGGAGGTCAAAATATTAGTTATAATATTATTGATCGTCCTGATGTGAAATCTGTTTATCCATTATTCACATCTTTAGGTTTTGAATTTACTGTGGATAAAGATGATATTAAAAAACCAATAGATGTTGTTTTAAAAAATGAAACAATAAACAATATTGGTAGTCTTGAGCCTTGGATTATAAAAAAATTAGGTTTTACAAACGCCCCAAAAAGTTTAGTTATTGTAGATAATTTCTACAATGATCCAGACATGATTAGAGATTATGTTATAAAAAGTATACAATTTGATTATTCAGATTATCATACAGGAAGAAGAAGTTTAGATCGTTTTATTTTAGATGGTACTAAAGAAAAATTTGAAGAACTTTTAGGCAGACCAATACTTAACTGGAATCATCCAACTTACGCAAATGGTAAATTTCAGTATTGTACTTCATATGACCATGTTGTGTATCATATAGATACTCAAAATTATGCCGCCATGGTATATCTCACACCAGATGCTCCATTACAAACAGGTACTGCTTCTTATAGAAGTAAATTAACAGGGGCTACTCGTTTTGATAATGGAGAAACAGGAGAATTATATCAAAAAACATTTAAAGGTGTAAGTAATGATCTAAATTTTTATGATAAAACATCTTGGGAAGAAGTAGATAGAATAGCAAATGTTTATAATCGTTTAGTTATGTTTGACTCTAAAAGGTTACACTCAGCAACAGAATATTTTGGTGATGCTCTAGAAAATGCTAGACTATTCCATTTATTCTTCTTCGACATTTGATTGATACTTAAAAATTGTTATGACAAATCCAACTATATGTTTTGCAACTATTTGCAAAAATGAATCTCACATTATTAAACAAACCTTAGAATCTATATACAAGTATATAAGTTATTGGGTTATATGTGATACTGGCTCTACAGATAACACTAGAGAAATAATCACTGAGTTTTTTAAAGAAAAAAACATACCAGGAGAATTACATATTGATGAGTTCAAAGATTTTGGTTATAATAAGAGCTTGTTAATGAAACGAGCTCAATACAAAGCAGATTACATTTTACAACTTGATGCTGATGATCCTCTAATTGGTGAGTTTAAATTTACTCAACAAGATGTTGGTTATGATGTTTATTTAATTAATATAAAACGAGGAATAACTAGTTATAAAGCATTAACTTTATTTAATGCTAAACGTTTATGGAAATTTTGTAGTGTAGCTCATACAGTTATTAAAACTATAGATAGACTTGATTACACAATGGGTTCTTTAACTCATTATGATTATTATATTTCATCTGAAGATATAGGAGCTAGAAAAGCAGATCCAGAAAAATATCTTAAAGATGCTAAAAAACTAAAAAAGCAATTTTTTGATACTTTAGTTGATGATCCTGATGACTTAAATCATCGTTCTATTTTTTATACAGCTCAGAGTTATATGGATTATGGGATGCTTGATGAGGCAATAAAATGGTATAAACTATATACTAAAATGAAAGACAATTGGCTTGAAGAACATTTTGAAGCTCAATTAAGAATAGCCAACTGTTATATTAGATTAAATGGTGATCCTGATTTAATAGAACATGAAATGAAAAAAACCATTGATATATATCCAGATAGGGCAGAGCCATATTTTATTTTAGGTAATTACTTTAATAATAAAAAACAATCAGAAAAAGCATATTATTATCTTAAACAAGCTCAATCTAAGGATGTAGAATTAGCTAAACAAAAATATTTACTATTCATAAATGAATTTAATTATGGAAAATATGTGAATGATGAATTATCAGTGGCTTGTTATTGGACAAATAGATATGATGAAGGATTAAAATTAATAGAAGAAATTATTGATGATCCTAAGTATAATAGTGACAAAGAGCGATTATTAAATAATTTAAATTTCTTCAAACAAAAACTTAATAAGTGATAAAGTTACATTTATTGACTCGTTGTACTAGGTTAAGTAATCTAAGAATTATTAGAGACACTGTATTTCCTAGTCCTCTAGATGTAACCTGGCATATAATTTTTGATACTAGTATTGTAAAAAGTTTTAATAAGGTTTTAATAAGTGAATTAAAACAACTTCCAACAAAAATTTACTTTATAGAAAGCAATGGTACAGATTATTTATATCCTCAATTAAGTGATATTATAGATACTATTGATGAAGGATTTATAAGTATACTAGATGATGACAATATATTACATTCTGATTTTTACACCAGTATTGAAAAAGTAATTAAGCAAAACCCAGATAAAAAAGCATTTGTTTATAAACAATATATTGGAGGTAAAGATTTTACAGGATTAAAAGTCAGAGAAATAGGTCCTGAACATATGAAACTCCAACATATAGATTCAGCTCAATATATAATTGAAGCTAATTTATATAAAACAAGACGATATGAAGAAGGATATGATGCTGATGGTAGATTTATAGAGCTATTTTATAAAGAACATGCTGATAAATTCCATTTTGTAGATGAGGTATTATGTTATTATAACCATTTAACATTTTCTAGAAAAGCTAATTTACCAAGAATATTATATATAGGCCCAGGTTTACCAGAACTTAGATCTAAACAACTTTATAATTTTGAAGAGGATAAATTAGATGTTTTTTATACTACAAATGATAACAATATTGATTCTATTTTAATAAATTATGATCCAAATGCTATTGTCACTGTAGGTGAAAGTGATAAAGATTTTCCTAACTTATATAAACAACCAGCTGAAGTAAGAAAAAAATGGATTCATGTAAAAGATGTTGATTTAGATTTAGGTACCAAAGCATATTATTGTGCTATGGCTCAAATGTTAGAAAATAACACATCTGAATTAATATCGTTTTTTACTCCAATTTATAAAACCGGAGAAAAATTATATAGGACATATCAGTCCTTAGTAGACCAGACTTATATAAACTGGGAATGGGTTTTAGTAGATGATTCTACAGATGAATTAACTACAAAAATAGCTGAAGAATTAGCAGCTAAAGACTATAGAGTAAAGGTATATAGCTTTAAAGAAAAAAGTAATGGTAATATTGGTGAGGTAAAGTACAGAGCTGCTATGTTATGTAGAGGTTATCTATTAGCTGAATTAGATCATGATGATATAATAACTGAAAAATGTACTGAATATCTTCACTTAGCAAGTAAAACATATCCAGATGCTGGGTTTTTCTTTACAGATTGGGCTGAGGTAAGTGAGAAAATGGATCCATATACTTATGAGGAGGGTTTTGGATGTGGCTACGGAAAATATAGAGATGAAGAATACAAAGGTCATGTAATAAAAGTATGTGATCAACATAATATAAATCCAAAAACAATTCGTCATATTGTTGGAGTACCAAATCATATTAGAGCATGGCGTAGAGATGTTTATTTAGAAATAGGTGGACATAATAGAAACTTAACAGTAACTGATGACTATGATATAATCATAAGAACATTTCTAAAAACTAAGTTTTGTAAAATACCAATTCTTGGTTATCTTCAATTTATATACCTCCATCAAAATAAAACTGATGAAAATAGTCAAGCAGATTCAAGATCAGATATTCAAAGACGAGTTAGATCTATAGCTAATTTTTATAACGAGGCTATAAATAAAAGATTTAAAGAATTAGGTGTTGAAGACTGGGCTTATTTAACTAATGGATGTGATATACAAGATATACCTAGTAGATTTGGTGATGAAGAAAATTATGTAAATTATATATTTAAAATTTAAAATATGTGGCTTAACTTTAACATGGATAAAACATTTTTGTTTCCAAAAGAACTAAATGATCCTCAAAATTATTATTATTATTCTAATGGATTTAATGAGATTGAATTGAATAAAATATACCAAGATGTATCTGCTTTAGAATTTGTAAAAGCAGCTACTATTGGATCTGGTGATGAAGTTGATAATAAAGTTAGATCATCTTCTGTTAAATGGATTCCAAAGGACTCACAGTGGACTTGGTTGTATAAAAAACTAATGGATATGGTTGTTGAGGCCAATAACACTTTATGGAAATTTAATATACATTCAGTTATTGATCAAATTCAATATACTGAGTATTATGCCTCTAATAATGGACATTATGATTGGCATCAAGACTTTGGACCAGGAGGACCATCATTAAGAAAAATATCTATAACTGTTCAACTATCAGGACCAGATGAGTATGAAGGTGGTGACTTAGAATATTGGCGTGGTGGACAAGATATTGAAAAAGCTCCTAGAAATAAAGGAGTTGTGTTTATATTTCCTTCATACATGATGCACCGTGTATCACCAGTAACTAAAGGTACACGTCGCTCATTTGTTTTATGGGTTGGAGGAGAACATTATAAGTAAATTTGGTTATCTTCTTAACTTTGTATATATTTATATCAAATAAAATAAAATTATGGTAACATTTTTAATTATTGCCGCTGTAGCAAGTATCATTGTTGGATTTTGGATTTTAAATAAACAACAAGCTGAAGATTTAAAAGAAATCAATAGCAATGTTCATCCATTTATTGATGATTTAGCCCCTGAAGCTACACCAGCTCCAGTTGCTGAGACTATTGCTAAGAAAAAAGCAGCTAAGAAAAAACCAACCACAGTTAAAAAAACACCAGCTAAAAAAGTAGCTAAAAAAACCACTAAAAAATAATTATGGGAGTTATCGCTAAAAAATTAACAGAAACTGAATTAAGTTCTCTTAAAGAAATTAAGCAAGATTATACTAATTTAGCTATAGCATTAGGTGAATTAGAATTGCAAAAATTTGGAGCTCACGAAACCTATAAACAACTAGCAGAAAAAGAAAATAAAATTGCTACTAGTTTAAGAGAAAAATATGGTGAAGGAACAATTGATCTTTCAACAGGAGAAATAAAAGCATAATATGTATTGTTAGGTGTTAGGAGTTAATATAGAAGAAAGCCTCGACAGCAATGTCGGGGCTTCTTCGTTTTATAACACACTCTATATATTTATCAGTAGACAAAATCTATTTAAAACATGGCGCAAGAAACATTAATTTCTCCAGGCGTACTCGCACGTGAGAATGATTTATCACAAGTAACACAGGGTCCAGTTACAGTTGGTTTAGCTTTAGTTGGTCCAACAGTTATGGGTCCAGTAAATGTACCTACAGTAGTTACTTCTTATAGTGACTTCAAAAACAAATTTGGTGGTATGTTTACTAGTGGTGGAGCTAATTATGAGTTCCTAACATCAATATCTGCTAGAAATTATTTCCAACAAGGTGGTACTACAGCCTTAATTACTAGGGTAACTAACACTAATTATAGTCCAGCTACATCTAGTGCTATTCCAAATAATATTCCTGGTGCTACAGCTGCTAACGCAGGTGCTTCTATTGATTTAACAACATCACCTATTTTTAACCTAGTAGCTGCTCGTGTTGATTTAGGATCTACTAGTGTAAATCTTATTGGTACAACATTTGATAATTATCAAGTTGATAGTAACGGAAATAAAAGTGTTTACTTCAACATGTATAATACTTTTACAGTTGATACTTTTGGTTATTCAGCTTCAAAAGCAGTTAATGATACAGTTGGATTAAACTTTTTAACTTCTAGCTATAATGCTGGTACTAATGTGTTAATTATTAGTGCCTCTTCAGCTGGTACTGCTGCTAACAGTTGGACAATGTATGCTGGTCAATATTATTTCTATGAAAATTCATTCTTCCCACTTAGTGATTCATTCACAGGCGGTATTGATGGAAGTGGCCAACCAACATTTGTATTAGAAACTTTGTCTACTGGTATCTTAATGAATAACTCAGGTTCTATTTTATCTGATAATTCATTAGAAAGTGGTTCAACAGATAATTTAAGATGGGAAATTCAAAATGCTAATACTTCAAGCGGTACATTTACATTATTAGTTCGTCAAGGTAATGATAATCAAAACAGTAAAATTGTTTTAGAAACATATTCTAATGTTTCATTGGATCCAAATCAACCTAACTATTTAGAGGCTGTTGTTGGTAACCAATCACAAACTGCTGTTAAAGATGCTGATGGTCAATATTATATTCAAGTATCTGGTGACTATCCAAACAATAGCCGCTATGTACGTGTAAAACAAGTTAACTACACAACTCCAAACTACTTTGATAACGCTGGAAATGCCAAAAACGAATACACACAATCAATACCAGTAAATGGTAGTGGTTCTCAAGGTGGTGCTTTTGGTGGTGCTTCTGGTAATGATTTAGCTAATATTGGAAATACTTTATTTACTAACATTGGTTCAACAACTCAAGGTTTAGTTCAAGGTAACTACGCTACAGCTTCTGCCTTATTAAGCAATAAAGATGAATTTGATTTTAATTTAGTAGCTACTCCAGGTTTGATCCAATCATTACACTCTTCAGCAGTAGGTAATTTTATCAGTTTAGCTGAAGAAAGAGGTGATTGTTTCTTTATCACTGACTTGTCACCATATGGTGTTACACTTAAAACTGTAACTAACCAAGCTGCTGGTTTAGATACTAACTATGCTGGTGTTTACTGGCCTTGGGTTCAAGTAATATCTCAAGAAACTGGTAAGCGCGTATGGGTTCCAGCTTCAACAATCATGCCAGGTGTATATGCTTTCAACGATAATGTAAGCGCTGAATGGTTTGCACCAGCAGGTTTAAATAGAGGTGGATTAGGTAATGTACTACAAGCTGAAAGAAAATTATCTCCAACAGATCGTGATAATCTATATGCTGGTAAAGTTAATCCAATTGCTACTTTCCCTAATATTGGTGTAGCTGCATTTGGTCAGAAAACATTACAGAAAAAAGCTAGTGCTTTAGATCGTATCAACGTTCGTCGTCTATTAATTGCTCTTAAGCGTTACATTGGTAATGTATCTGAGAACTTAGTATTCGAACAAAATACAGCTGTAACTCGTAATGCGTTCTTAGCTCAAGTTACTCCATACTTAGAAAGTGTACAACAACGTCAAGGTTTATACGCGTTCAAAGTAGTAATGGATGAATCAAATAACACTCCAGATGTAATTGATCGTAACCAATTAGTAGGTCAGATCTATTTACAACCAACTAAGACTGCTGAATTTATCTTATTAGATTTCAACATCTTACCAACTGGCGTAGAATTCGGTTCATAAAAAAACAAAATTATTAATATTTATATAAAATAACAATACAATGGCAGTATTAGATCCAAATGAAATAATGTTCACCGCGTTTGAACCTAAAGTTCAGAATCGCTTTTTGATGTACATTGGTGGTATTCCATCATACTTAATCAGAAAGGCTTCTACACCATCATTTAACGCAGGTGAAATTGTATTAGATCATATCAACGTTTACCGTAAAGTTAAAGGTAAAGTTCGTTGGAACGATATGAGTTTAGAATTATACGATCCTGTAAACCCAAGCGGTGCTCAAGCTGTAATGGAATGGGCTCGTTTAGCACACGAATCAGTAACTGGACGTGATGGATATTCAGATTTCTATAAAAAAGACTTACGTTTAGATATCTTAGGACCAGTTGGTGATGTAGTAGGTGAGTGGATTATCAAAGGTGCTTATGTTAAAGAAGCTAACTTTGGTGAGTATGATTGGGCTAATGAAGCTTACATCAGTATCACTACCACAATTACTATGGATTACTGTATCTTGAACTACTAATTCAGTTCAACATATTTTAAAGAGCCGTCCTTTTGGACGGCTTTTTTTATCTTTGTATATTTATATATATAAAACAATAAATACGTTATGGAAGAAAAATTAAAGTTTCCAACTGAACAAGTAGAATTACCATCAAAAGGTTTACCTTACTCACCTGACTCTCCATTATCTAAAGGTGTACTTGAAATGAAGTACATGACTGCTAAAGAAGAAGACATTTTAACCAATGTTAACTTTATTAGACAAGGTATTGTAATTGATAAGTTATTACAATCATTGATTGTTACTCCTATTAGTTACAATGATTTATTAATTGGTGATAAGAATGCCTTATTAATAGCTGCTCGTATCTTGGGATATGGTAAAGATTATGAGTTTGAATATGATGATCCAGAAACAGGAATTAAACAAAATGTTACTGTGGATTTGTCATTACTTGATCCTAAACCAACACATTCAGAATTAAAAGTAGGTAAAAATGAGTTTGAGTTAACTTTACCAAGTAAAACTATTGTTACTTTTAAGTTATTAACTCATGGTGATGAAAAAAGAATTGATAAAGAAGTTGAAGGATTAAAACGTGTTAACCCAAATGGTTCTTATGATATCACAACACGTTTAAAACATATGATTACTTCAATTAATGGAAGTAGAGAACAAGAAGATATTAGAAAATTTGCTGACTCTATGTTAGTAGGTGATTCAAGAGCTTTAAGAAAAAAATATAAAGAAATTGAACCAGATCTTCCATTAAAGTTTAATTATACTACACCAGGTGGTGACGTTGTGGAGGGCGTCAATTTACCAATTGGAGTTAACTTTCTTTGGCCTGATACCAGCTTATAAGCCTATATTCATGGCTGAAGTCCATGATTTAGTTTACCATGGAAATGGTGGATTTATTTATAGTGAGGTGTATAATATGCCTATACAAATGCGTAAATTCCATATTCGTAAAATCAATGATTATATTGAAAAACAAAACGAAGAATATGAGAGAGCACAAAGTAAAAGCACAACACTTAGTAATAATAAACAAGTAGCTAGACCTAATATACCTCAGGCTGATTTCACAACATCAGCAAAAGCGCCCAAGAAATAGGGCGCTTTAATATTTATACGCGGTAAAAACTTAATATTTTAAATGGCAGCACCAACTCCAGAAGAGTTAAGAAGGCAACAAGAATTTGAAGCCAGCATTAGACGAGTACAAGAGTACTATAAGGCTATGGGCTTCTCTATTAACACTATCAGAAAAAATACTGAGACACTTAGAGAAGATCAAGTAGCCTTAGCTGAGGCCGCTCGTGTAGCTGATGACTATTTTGATAGGATGGCTTTTTCAACTCGTGATTTAGCCAAAACTTTCGCCAATGTTTTAGGTGATGTAAAAGGATTAAATGTAAACGCTAATAAAGGAGTTGTAGCATTTAAACAGTTAAATACTATAGCGGATGACTTAGCTCGTCACCAAGAGGGTATTAATAAATTAAGTGCTAAGGATTTAGAAAACTTACAGAAAAAATTTAAGAAAAATAAAGATATCTTATTTAACTCTGTTGACATTATTAAAGCTAAAGGAGCTGAAACTGAGTTAGAAAGAAATTTAATAAGAGAATATGACGAAGCTGTAGCTAAAGGATATGACAGACTCCAAATTGAAGAAATATTAGGTAAAAAAATAAGTGATTCTTTAGAGAAAGAAAAAAATATCACTAAGGAACTTAATATTAGAGGAGCAGTATTACAAGGAGCAGCTGGGTTAATGGATAAACTTGGGTTAGGTGCTTTTACCCAAGTTATGAATCTTGAAGCCGCTAATGAAGAATTAAAAGAAGAATATGAGCGTACAGGTGATCTAAATGCTGCTTTTAAAAAAGCCACTAACACATTATTTGACGGACTAAAAAGAGCATTAAATGATCCAGCTACAAGTTTAGCTGTGTATAGTTCAATAGCTAAAAAAGCATTTAGTTCATTAGGTAATGATCTTAAAAATCTATATAGTGGTTTCTTAGAAGTAAATAAACAAGTAGCTGGTTTAGGTCGTTCATTAGGTACTAGTACAGAACAAGCTAAAGTATTAGTTGGTGAGGCTAAGAGTGTAGGCCGTGAAATGGGTGATGTGACATTCACTGGAGCAGATTATGCTAAATCAATGGCTGCTGCTGCTGAATCTTTAGGATTACAAGTTCAGTTAAGTGGAGAAACTTATCATGAGT